CAAGATCGGACGCCATTACCAGCTTCTGCAACCGTTCCTGGTTCTTCGCGTAGTTCTCAAGGTTGTCAAGTAGTTCAGTCAGGTTCGGGAACAGATCTTTGCGTTGTTGCGGAATGTCGTACCCGCTCAGCAGGTTCGTAAAGGCTTCGGCGAGCATAGTGGCAAGGCTGTTCGCCATTTGCGCTATCATGTTGTCAAAGTCAAACACAATTTGCCTAGTGCCGTCTTCGGTTTCCTGTACGACGTGTTTGATAAGGCGCACTATTTCACTAGCAAACTGCGCCATGTAGCTTTCGGCTTGAGCAAGCCCGTTAGCCAAAGTATTGACGAAGTTATTAATAGGCGAAGACCAGTCGAACTCTTCCATTGCCGCTTCCAAATCCGCCAGCCATTCTTGCCACCATTTGATGTCCACTTTTTCTCCTTCTTCCGGTTCCGGAGGCGTAGGAGGCGTAGTTACCTTCATCTTTTGAACCCAGTCAGTTATTCCTTCATAGAACGATTGGAACTCAGCTTTGATTTTTTCAACTTTTTCTTCACCAACCAGTGCAAGGGCAATTACCTCAATTGCTCGGATAATATACTCAAACAAGGTTGCCAGTCCCTCAAGCAACACATCGGCTATATCGTTGAATATATCCCGCATCCACGACAAGGTTGCCCTGGCCTGCGATACACCTGGTATACTTGGGACGCGTCCTTCCTGGAACCCCGGCACACCCAAGAATTCCAGAATCCCGGTCATTCCTTTGCGTACTGCGTAGGCAGGGATAACAATCTCCTGACCATGCACCACGCCGACAACTTCGTCAACAGGCCTGTTCCCGGTGTAACCACCCTCGGCGAACCCCCTTTTGAGGATCGAACTGTAAGTGCCAACAACAAGGTCGGCATACTTCGGATCCGTCGCGTACCGCCTGCCGCCTACACCGCTAAACAACCCGGCGACAAAGTCCTCGATTGACCGCGCTTTCAAGGCCAGCGGGTAGGAGGTTTCTAGCAGTTTGAGGTACGCATCGATAAACTCTTCAATGTTGTTAAAGGCGGCGAACTGGGCTTCAACCACGACCTCTTTGCCGTTAATCACTTCGCGTGTCAGTTGGGTCACGCTTCCGGCAGGACCCGTGCCCTTAATTCCAGCCAAATTAAATGGCGCGGACAGCGACTTCCCCCAGCCGGTTTCCAGTCCCCATTGAGCAGCAAGAAAACGCCAATCAATCGGGAGCTTCATCTGTGAGAGTTTGTCCTCAAGGTAAGACACAAACTTGTCAATGCCCACGGGGACGGGTTCTACTTCAACCTCAAGGTAAGACACAAACTCTTCAGTGCCCGTGGGGATGGTTTTGTCTACCGCCTCATCGTTAATTAATTGTTTTACTAACCCTATTAGGGATATCCCATGATATTCTGCGATGTCTTCAAATATCGACTCGTACTCGTTTTGGAGCAAGGCTACTAATTTAGATATATCTTCTACAGGTATGCTTCTTAGGTCAATCCCCATCTCTCTCGATAACTCATCGATAGCGTTTTCAATTCGCTCTGTCTCTGATATGAAAGAGTCGACTACATTCATTATTTCATAAACTGCTGTGGGAGAATCTAGAATCTGAAAAGCTTTTTCAAGTGCAACATCTTCGATATGTGGCCAACCATACTGCGGATACATTCCTGCAAGTTCCTTCGCAAACTGCGTAACAGATTCTAAAACGGGGATGGGTTCTACTTCAACCTCAAGGCTGTCTAGGCCTATGGCCTGCTTCAATTCCTCTTCTTCAGGGAGCTTGCTGATCGGCTGCGTTGTTTCGATTCCCAGCCAACCTTTTAGCCAACCAGGGAGTATGCCCACAATTGCGTCTACGAATGCTCTTCCGAGTTCTTTGCCAAAATTGATGATGCTTTTAATGGCGGCGACGGTACCCTTGGCAATGGCGACTCCTATCAACTGACTAATGTCGAATAACAATAAGAAGCCCTCACCAACAAGCTTGGCAAGAGATATGCCTAGTTCAAGCGCGCTTTTCGCGAGGTCCGGAAGCCATTCTGGCGCTTCTGTTACGCCCGGTTCCCATAGCAAGAGTTCTTCCCGAAGTTCAGCAACTTTTGCCCTGGCTTTTCGTAGTCCCTCTGTGCCAAAGTCAAAGGTAAGCCGCAGAATATCCATTAAGGCAATAGGAACAGTAATAGGCTCGCCCAAATCGATCTGACGTATGGACTCTTTGATTGCCTCTACCCAAGCGTCCCGTCCCTCTTTATCTCCGAATACCCATCCGATTGCCCCGGCACCGAGCACCAGGAGGACGCTTGCTATTGCAATCTTCCCTAACACAAGCCCACCCGCGGCTAGCTTGCCTGCCCCTAACGTAATGGCAGCAGACAAAGCCGAATACACAGCAGGGAGGATTTTCCACGCTGCAACCCCCGCTAGGATTGCAAGGGCAATCTTCACAATCGCTGTGTCGGCAAGAAGTTCGATGGTATCCACGACCTTCGTCCCAAACGTGAGTTGATCGTTGGCCCATATCTCACTTAACTTTTGATAAAACGTCTGCAGGGCCTGCGCCCCAGGTATGAGATTAAGACTCTCGATGACCTTCTCGCCAAGGGTTAGTTCTTCGTTGTTCCAAATGGTTTGTAACTGCCGTAGAAATCCGACAAAAGCATTTTCATCGGGATTCAAACCCAGTATAGTAACGACTTTTTCGGCCAATGTGACCGTCGTGTTGATCCACCAAGTGGTGATCGACTCGATAAGTCCAGACACAGACCTGGTAATAATTGATACAGTAGCTAAAGTCTTCTCAGCAAGGGATAGATCATCATCAGTCCATACATCCCAAATCGCTCGAATACTGGGGATAAGATCAGCGATGGTATTAGCTACGATGGATACTGTCTCGATAACCTTTTGTGGCAGAGTGAGTTCATCGCTCGTCCAAACTGCAACAATATCAGCCCAGGCATCACGTACCGCCTGCCCGAAGTCACTAGTCTCCCACCAGGTCGTTAACTCGTTCCACTGGGCGAGAATCGATTCAACAACTTGGCGTGTCTTATCCTGTATCCCGCCTAGGTTCTCGTCCCAGGCTTTCTTCAAGTACCCAATGGCAAGCGCTATCCCTAAAATAGCAAGCACAGGCCCGCTCGTCACCAGGCCAAGAATTATACCGAGGGTAGTGAACCCCTTGATAACCATGGAAATTGCGCCAGCAACAAGTCCGAGCACGGTAATGAAGGATAGTATTGCGCCACCAACAACAGCGACGCGAATGACGTTGTCTTTCATGGCATCATCCAATCCCCGCCAACTGCCAACAAGGTCGCCAATTAGCCAATTGAGTGTCTTCATATAAGGCAGCAAAACATCGCCAAGTTCAACGCTGAAAGCGTGGATGATGTTCTTCGTTAAGTCAAACTGAGCGTTGAAACTCTGCATTTGCTCCGCTTCAATCAGTTCAGCCCAACCTTCACTATCACGCAAACGTTGGGTGTACTGCCTTAAAGCGTCTGCACCCACGTCCAACAACCTAGCCATTGAAGGCCCAGCCCTAAGCCCGAATATGCGCATCACGTCAGCGGCGGTGGCACCGGCTTTGCTCAAATCATCGATAATATCGGCAAGACTACGCAGTTTACCTTCACTCGTTGTAGTCTCCACACCCAAGCGTTTCAAAATTCGGGCAGCAGTATTGGATGGACTGATAAGCCTACTGATAGCACTCTTTAGTGACGTACCAGCAATCGAACCCTGAATACCGGCATTACCGAGCAAAGCGGCAGCGGCGGTAATTTCCTCAAATTCCATTCCCGCGCTTTTTGCCACGGGCCCAACGTACTTAAACGTTTCGCCCAACAATTGCAGGTTGACGTTGGCGCCAGTAAAGGCCGCTACAAGAACGTCTGTCGCCTTTGATAAATCCTCTATCGCCATGCCGTAACCAGCTAGAATGTTGGTGGTAATGTCGGCAGCCGTAACCATATCCACAGCACCAGCAGTAGCCATTCGAGTTACAACAGGTATCATTTCGGCGATTTCTTTAGCCTGGAATCCAGCCATCGCGAGAAATTTCATGCCTTCGCCAATACTAGACAGTGAATGCCGCGTGGTTGTGGAGGCTTGAAGTGCCGCAGCACTCAAGGCGTGGTATTCCTGAACCGTTGCCCTGGCGACTGCTTTCACCCGCAACATCGATTCTTCGTGATCCGCCGACGCTTTTACTAGCTTTCCAATGGACAGACTCATAGCGGTTAAGGCTAAACCTGCGTTACGCCCATACCGCGCTATTTCGTCCAGTTGGCGAGTAACGGACTTCGTGCTTTTCACAAACCTATCAGTTAGGCGGGTTGCTTGAAGGAAACCCTTCTCTAGCTGTGAAGTTGTGGCCGTTAGGTTAACCACCAACGACGCAACGGTTGCCATATTTTGCCACCACCTTTCTTTCGCACATATAAATCAAAGGGAGGCCCTAGCCTCCCTCGCTCAACTTGCCCATTTTCGCGCCGAACGCTTGCCCCAGCAATTGGGCGTTCATTTGTATTTCTTCTTCTGTTTGTTCCTTCTGCTGCAAACCAAACTTCGGCATAAAGTCGTCAGGTTTGAACCGTCTCCCATTTTTGCCCCTGTGTGCGTTGGCAACAGTGCTGGCTATGATACCAGCCTGCAAGTCCCCCCGAACTGCGCCCTGTGGATACATTTGCAGATACACCTGCCATTCGGTTAATTCGCGGCTTGTGTGCTTATCAAGCACCTCGCCCGGCGACATACCCAACAGAACGGCCAATTCAAAGACTAGTCGTCGAAGAGAGTCTCGTCGAAATTTTCGACCATCTCCTCCATATCTTCCTTAGTTAACCCACTAAGTTCAGTGGCAACTTTGGCAACACGCATAAGTGCCCTGGCGCTCTTCTTCGACAATGCCGCTATGTCATCGTCAGAGAACAGCCTGTTCCCGTCCTTATCAACAACACATAAAGCAACAAGTTTTTCCAGGGCATACCTGGTGTTTATTTGTCCCTTCTTTCCTTGCAAAGACTCCTCGTATTTCTGGCGTTCGCGTCCAGTCATACCCCGAACACCTACAATACCGCCCCATTCAGGGACTTCCACTTCTCTGACTTCAACGTCATTTGCACCCAAAATAGCTTCTTTGGTCAAGTAAACTTTCTTGGACATGGTTATACCTCCTTAATGTTGCAGGGGGCTGTTAAGCCCCCCTTATTAACTTTCTTTACCGAAAGACGGTTTTGCGGTAGCAGCCAAAGTAATAGTTGCTTCCAAAAGCCCATCTGACGTGATTTCGCCCGGTTCAAATCCGGCAATGTAAGCCTTAAATTCTAGGTAGTTATCCCCGTCTGGGTAGACAATGCGGCAAGTAACCAATTCCCGGTTTACCAACCGTTCGAGAAACGCCTTCTGGTCTTCATCATCTGGTTCAAACAGTACATTCAGGGTTGCATCCCCCAACCGAAGAATGGTTGGCTGTTTTTCCTCGACGCCGCCCTCGGAATCCAAAACGGTGGCGTCCGCCATATCAGCGGTTACACCCGGAGGTGTAATACTACGAATGCGGGCTATGTCTGTAAACGTGGACTCGCCCTCTTTCTTTACCTGAAACTTAGTTCCAATACCCCACATAACTTTCACTCCTTCTTATTTGTGTAATAAATGAAAAAGTCTACATCTGAGCGATATAGACCCGTCTCGTGTTCGTAACTATCCCGATAGTCTGCCTGTATTATTTGGGCCTTTATCTTGTCGCCCAACACCCCCACAAAGAAATCAAGGGCGTTATTCAGCGCTTGTGCGATCCTTCGTGCAAGCACTAGATCGTCCGCATAGGCAGAAAACTGGAATCTTGGGCTCTCAGCGGAATTTCCGCTAAGTGAAAGGGTTCGTGGCGAGCTGACACGTTGCCACACCACCGCAGGGGGTTTTTCCCCTTCCGGTATCGCCAAAGGGAACAATCTGTTCCCAATAAGCGCAGTCAGTTCATCATCGGCCAATAGATGAGCAACCAGCGCTACTTCAATATCCAAGTTTCTTCACCTCCTCAAGCACTGCCTCTTCCATTGTTTTGCGTGTCTGTTCCACTGCGTTATCGTGCTGCTCGTCCACGGCAGGACGCATAAACGGTTGTGCCGGGTGGAAAGACGTACCAAACTCCTGGTAGTAATCGTAAGAATGCCAAGAGCCTCTTTTCGGTTTCAGGCTGGAAGCCACTTGCACCCTCACTGCCCTGGAGCTTTGGTACGCAAAGGTGGAACGCAACGAATCGCGAAGTCGCCCGGTATCCACCGGAGCCTTTCGCTTCGCACTTCTTAAAATTGGTTCTGCGCCCGCCTTAGCCGCTTTGCCTAGCGAACGTCTGGTGGCGTTTTTAGGAATTTTCTTCAGGGCATTTTTGAGTTCCTTAGAACCCTTGATCTCTACGCGAATCCGCATTCAACTCACCTTTTCCTTGCACATAAGCTGAATCTCGTAATTTTGCTCCACTGGGTTCATGACGGACTCTATTTCAAATACCCTGTCGCCCCACCTAACACGCATGTCGGGCTTAATGCCTTTGATATAGCGGAATGAGATGCGGACTGTTTGCTCGTTAACAACTTGCCTGCTTTCCCAATATTCGCGCCCGCGCAGAGGATCAATTTCCGCCCACACAGTGGCGAATGGCACCCAGTCGCGGATAGGCT